CGTAGCTGTGCTATAATACTTTTTTAACTTAATTGGAGATTACTATGTTCGTACACCCTGTTCAAGCTGTTGTATCATTAGACCCTAAACCAACTAAATTAGAATTTAAAGCGTGGCCTAAAACCACCCGTGTTGAGAACCGTAGACCGCCTGTGTTTACTGAAAAGTTAGACGGTACTAATGCCTGTATCGTTATCCACGAAGATGGTACACTAAGCCATGTTCAATCTCGTAACCGTACCATTACACCAGGTAATGATAACTATGGGTTTGCTACATGGGTAAAAGAGAATGAACAAGAGTTGTTAAAACTAGGGCAAGGTTACCACTACGGAGAGTGGTGGGGTCAAGGTATCCGCCGTGGAGGTTATGGTTTAAAAGAAAGACGCTTCAGTCTATTTAATGCTCTACGTTGGGGTGAACACAATCCTAATACACCAGCTTGTTGCCATGTAGTACCAGTTATCCCTGCTAGCACAGTAGAGGAAGTTAAGGCTTACTTAGCAGAACATGGTAGTTTAGCCGCACCTGGTTTCAACAATCCTGAAGGTGCTATTATGTTTGACCCTGACACCAAGACTAACTTTAAAATTATTATCTCTGAATCTAAATAAGGACTAGACTATGACAGAAGATTTTGAAACACTTTTAGCTAGACAAATTGCACTGGAAGAGGATATTACCTCTAAAGGTTTACTAGAAGCTCAAGCTAAACTAGCACAGAACTATGCTGAAGGTACACTTCAAAATACTTCTGTCGGTCAAACACTTATTAACAAAGCCTTTGCTGTTGGTGTGGAGGCTATAAAGAATTGGGGTTCTAGGGGTGGTAAACCCTCTGTAGGTAGTCACCTTATCAAAGAACTCTCACCAGAGATAGTTACAATTGCCTCTTTACGTACAATGTTAGCTAGCCTAGGTTCACCTGAACCAACGCTATTGGCTGACCTGTACCGTAACATTGGCGATACATTAGAAGTAGAAGCTTTAATACAACAGGTACATATACTAGCACCGAACTATGGTCACCTTATCGAATCTCAGATTAACGAAGGTTATACCAAATCGATGCGCCGTATACGTACCAAGTATTACTTTGCTACTAAAAGCCTCAACGAGACTTGGGATACTTGGCCACAAGAGACTAAGATAATTGTGGGTAGAGATTGTGTTATGCTTATGTTAGAGACAGGGTTATTTACAATAGGTGAGACACCTAGCAGTAGAGGTGACCCTTATAAAACTTTAGAACCTATCCCTGAACTACTAGCGTACATAACCGAGGCTTTAACAACAGTACGTGCTTTGATTAACCATCCTGTAATGGTAGTACCACCTAGACCATGGACTTCTATGTACGATGGTGGTTACTATACACCTGAGCTACAACAGCGCTCACCTATGATGGGTATTAGAGCTATCGGTAGAGACCGTAAGAAGTGGATTATGCAGACATTGGAATCAGATACTGCTCAACCTGTAAGGGACGCTATGAACAAATCCCAATCGATTGGGTATAGGGTTAACAAGGCTGTACTTGCAGTACTGTCCAAAGCAGCAGCTAATCCCGTAGGTGTGTTAGGTTTACCAGCACATGGTGAGACTGTTCCACCTATATTCCCTCTACCTGAAGGTTGGAAGGAACGTGCTACTGAAGAGGACTTACACAAAGTCAGTGTATGGAAAGCCTTAATGGTAAAGTATTACACTGAGGCCAAAACTACTAAAGGTCAAAAGGTTGCCTTAGTAACTAGGTTACGTGAGCTTAGGGCTGTACAAGATGAGAAAGCTATATACTTCCCTGCCTTCATTGATTGGCGTGGCCGTATGTACTTTAGAAGTTCCCTTAACCCACAAAACCATGATTCAGTAAAAGGATGTCTTGAGTTCGCTGAAGGTAAGGTACTGGGTGAAAGAGGTTTGTATTGGTTAAAAGTTCATATAGCTAACTGCTCTGGGTATGATAAACACAGTTTCGATATGAGAGCTAAATGGACGGATGACAATCTAACCTACCTATTCAACTTTATGGAAGACCCTCTAAATGTTCAACCACCAGCGTCAGATACTTCTTTTACTTTACTTGCTGCTTTGTATGATTTACGTGATGCACTTAAGCTAAAAGACCCTACTCAACATATTAGTAGGATACCTGTAGCAATGGATGCCACGTGTAGTGGATTACAACACTTCTCTGCGATGTTCCGAGATACGGTTGGAGGTATGCAAACTAATCTTATACCAACAGGTTCTAATGCTAAACAGGACATATATGCTACTGTGGCCAACCTGGCCAATAAATACATAGTACCGTGCTGTACAGACCCTGTAGTATTAGATTATTGGACTAGGCTAAAATTTGAGATACCTAGAAGTATGGCTAAGAGACCTGTTATGACTTATGTGTACGGTGCTGGACATCAGAGTACAGCCCAGTATGTGGAGGACGATATGGTTAATCTTGGTCTACCTGAGGTAGAGGGTTACAGACGCTCAACTTTAGCTCAACCCATTGCAATGGCATTAAGAAAAGCTGTAGCTGAGACTGTGCCTGCCGCTGCCCAGGCTATGACTTATTTACAACAATTGACGATGCACAACCCCGAACCTATTAAGTGGGTATCGCCTGTAGGAGTACCTGTAGTAACTTGGGCTAATACAGAACATAGTAAGGTCGTAGAGTTAAAATCTACAGCCTTAAAACAAAGGGTTCAGGTAAGAACCCAGTGGCACACTATGGAATATAACCGTACTAAAGCCAAGTCGGGTATTAGCCCTAATTTTGTACACAGTTTAGATTCAGCTCACTTATGTATGACTATCAACGAAGTCCCTGAGATAGATATTATGCCTATACACGATTCATTTGCAACCCACGCTGTTGATATTGACACCTTACACGTAGCCCTTCGGAAAACGTTCTGTGAAAAATTGTACACACCTCAGCGTGATGTTGTGAAAGAGTTGTTAAAAGAAGCAGTAGCTATAGCAGAAGATAACCCTAAGTTTACTACACCCTACCCTAGTATGGGTAACATGGTGGTAGCTAAGGTGGTTGATAGTCCTTATATGTTCTGTTGATATAGGTTAACCTGGGGTGTCGAAGGCGTATACCAAACACATACATATGTTGTACCTTATACAACTAAAACTAGTACCCTTCGCTTACTGATAAATAAATTTAAAGGAGCGTGACTTGAGTAATGCAAAGTACACCATTTGGTCAAAAATCCATTTAGAGGATTTACAGAAACACTTTCCACAAGCTCGTTCCTTTAAACCCTCTGATGAGTTAGTATTCATAGCTGGACAACAATCGGTATTGTTATACATAGCAGATATGTTAACCAATAAACAATCGATTCCTGTAGAGACATTAGAAGGTATATCTCTAGAGGAATTTAAACAACGTGAAGTTCTTAATAGGAACTTCCTAAAATAGAATAAGGAATTAGTATGGGAGAGGTTTTTAGGAAGGCTGATAATCGAGGTGATGCTGAAGCAGAACGCCAACGTCAGTACGAAGCAGCAATGGCTCAACAGGAAGCTGCTCTTAAAGCTCAACAAGATGCTTTATTAGCTTCACAAATGTTAAGTACAGAAAACATGACAGACAATATTACAAAAGTCGAAGTCGGTGGTGGCGGTGGAGCTAATGCTTCCTCAGTAAGTGGTGAACTAATGGCTGATACTCAATCTAAGAGTACCAAAAAGAAACGTTCTACATCATCACAATTAGGGATTCTATAAATGAAAAGTCTTGGTAAGGCAACTAATGTTGAGGAACTGTATAGAAGACTAGAGGATAGTACGTATATTAACCAATGTATAAAATACGCACAATGGACTATACCCTCAGCCTTTCCAAGGCGTTTTGATACAGTTCGTAATAACGCACAACAAAACATTAAGCATGACTATCAATCGATGGGTGCTACTTTAACTAACTTCCTATCAGCTAAATTAACTGGATTACTATTCCCCGTAAACCAACCCTTCTTTCGAATATCAGCTGAAGATAAAGTGTTAAAAGTATTAGGCCAGATAGTCAACAAATCAGAACAAGAGTTGTTAGAGTACTTAGCTAAGCTTGAGAGCGATGCTTGTAAACAATTGTACGTGGATGGAGCTTATGCTCAACTCGTCCAAGCTATCCGATATTTAATCATTACAGGTAACTGTTTAATTAAGCGTATCGATGGTGTACTCACAATCTACTCTCTACACAACTTTGTTCTTAGACGTAACAACGAAGGCCAAGTACTAGACATTGTACTTAAAGAACACTGGTCTTATGATTCGTTACCGTTAGACTTACAATCTTTCGCTAAAGATAAAAATCCAGAAGATGAGGCAACTGTATTTACCCACGTAAAACGTGTTCTAAAGAATAAGAAGACTGGCGAATACGTATGGGAAGTTGTCCAGGAATTGGACGGTAAAACTGTAGGTTCT